AGGCCGTACAGGGAGGTTCAAGTCCTCCCATCTCTATTGGCGAGAGCCCAGTACGCTGGATACCTTGAGCCGTCTAGACGGTGGGATAGACCACAAAAATGGCCAAAAAAATTTCAGATCTGAGAAACGTAAATCAATATCATTCTTAGAAATGGCACAACAAAATTCAACATTGACCACTAGCATAACAGCTCCGGGTCAATCGAACTCAACTGGAGACAAGAGGGCGTTATACCTTAAATTGTTTTCCGGAGAAATGTTCAAAGGCTTCCAAAGGAACACGATAGCACGTGACCTTGTAATGAAGAGAACACTTACAAATGGTAAGTCAGTTCAGTTTATCTTCACAGGAAGAACAACAGCCGAGTATCACACACCCGGCAACAGCATACTAGGTAACTCCGATGGAGCACCTCCAGTAGCTGAAAAGACAGTGACTGTTGATGACCTATTAATCTCCAGTGCATTTGTCTATGAGCTAGACGAGACACTAGCACACTACGACCTACGTGGTGAGATCTCAAGAAAGATCGGTTATGCTCTTGCAGAGAAGTATGACAGAAAGATCTTCAGAGCAGTAACTAAAGCTGCTAGACAAGCTTCACCAATCACAAAGACTAACTTTGTAGAGCCCGGTGGAACACAGATTCAAGTTGGTTCAACATCACCAACTGCTTCTGATGCTTATGATTCTGGTAAGTTAGTAAACGCTTTCTACGATGCAGCTGCTGCACTTGACGAGAAAGGCGTATCTGGCGAAGGTAGAGTAGCTATACTTAACCCAAGACAGTACTACGAACTTATCCAGAACGTAGAGACAAACGGTTTAATCAACCGTAACGAGAGAGGAGATGCAATACAGTCCGGAAACGGCATCATTGAAATAGCTGGTATCACCATCTACAAGTCAATGAACATTCCTTTCTTTGGTAGATTCGGTACTAAGTTTGGTACAGGTTCTGCAACAAACCCCGGTGTAACAGACCCCGGAAACACAGGCAGCTTCACAGAAGTTGTTATGGAAGACGAGACAGCTGGTTCATCTACAACCAAGACTATCAACTCTTATGGTAATGGTAACTCCGACTTTGAAAACTCATGCGGACTTATCTTCCAGAAAGAAGCTGCTGCTTGCGTAGAAGCAATCGGCCCACAAGTACAGGTAACATCTGGAGACATTTCAGTTGTATACCAAGGCGACGTAATCTTAGGTCGTTTAGCTATGGGTGCAGATGCACTTAACCCTGCTGCTGCTGTTGAGCTATTTGCTGGAACAGCTTCAAAGCCCGGTTCTTTCTAATTTATATTTTATACGGGAGCTTCGGCTCCCCTTTTTTCTTATGGCAACCACAACTATTGATCTCGATACCAAACTATCCGCAGTTAACTCAATACTGGGGGCTATCGGACAATCACCACAGACAACACTTAACTTTGACAACCCAGAAGTAGCACTTATATTCAATCTACTCCGTGATGCTAACGTAGACACGCAAGCAGAGGGGTGGCATTTTAACACAGAGAAACATGTAAAGTTTGCAATAGATGGTAATGGCAAAATCGCTATCGGTAACGATATACTTTCTATGGACTTACATGATAACCAAGCTCGACGCACACATAACTTCGTACGTCGTAATGGTTTCTTATATGACAAACAGGATCACACAGATGTGTTCACAGCTGACCAAGATCTTGATGTTGTCAGATTATATAACTTTGAAGATCTACCTATCGTTTTCAGAAGATACATAGTATACCGAGCATCTAGAGTTGCTGCTACAAAGCTAGTTGCTAACCCTCAGTTAGTAAAACTACTCGCTCAACAAGAGGCACTTGCTCGAGCGGCTCTCATGGAGTATGAGTGCAATCAAGGTGATCATAGTATGTTTGGATTTGAAGACGATACCGCATATCAAACCTATCAACCTTGGAGAAACCTTAGAAGATAATGGCAAGTATCACACAAACTATCCCTCAATACTCACTAGGAATGTCAGAGCAGCCTGACCAGCTTAAGTTTCCCGGTCAGGTAACAGAGGTAACAAATGCAATACCAGACATAACCAGAGGTCTGTTTAAAAGACCGGGTGCTAAACGTATAGGCACTGACGCACTATCGAGTGTACAGAGTGGAGGTTCGTGGTTTCATTACTTTCGTGATGAGTCAGAAGGATCTTATATTGGACAGGTAGATGCAAGTGGTAATGTAAGAGTCTGGAGTTGTAATACAGGTGCTTTACAGACTACAGTTTACGGAACAGGTGGTGAAACAGCTATTAAAAACTATCTAGCTACAAACTCACCAGAAAACTTACAGTTCTTAACAATCAATGATACGACTTTTGTTAACAACCGTGATACCACTAATGCTAATACTGCTGTAGGTCATACTGGCACAACTGATGACAACCCAAATACTCACTTTGCTTTCCTAGAACTATTACGTACAGAAAATGGTAGGCAATACGCTATTAACTTACATGGTAATAATACTGAACAGACAACAATAAATCGTGCCACCCGTGTCAAAATTGCATTTGATACACTCGATGAATCCGATGGTACAGGTCACTGTCCCGGCATAGGTACTCAAGTATTTAGTGTTGACGGTAACGATGTTTTGGGCGGTACAAATCTAGGAGCTTCTGGTGTTACAGGAGCTTTTACCACATCAAATGTAGATGGTGGTACAAATAATTTAGTTACAGTAACAAAAACAGATCATGGATTACAGTCTCACGATCAGATAAAAATTACATCATCTGCATCTGGTTTTACTAATCAAACTAGGATGCCTATCAACAGGATAGATGCTAATACCTTTTCCTTTGTAGCAGCTACCAATCAGGGAAGTCACTCAGGTGCAAGCTGTCTAATAGAGAATCCACACCGAGGTAAAACAAACCTAATATTTAGAATCAATACTTTGGGACAACAAGGAGTTAGTCCTAACTATAGTGCTGGCCAGAATGGCCCCGGTGGTAGTGACTACAGATGCTCTTATAATAGAGAGGTTGTGTTACTACATGGTGGAGAGGGCTGGCAAACAGGAGATAGAACTCGTGTAAAACTAGATTCTGCCTCTCAAACTTTTGATTATACTATAGAAGTTGATGATCACGAATCCACAGTTTTAAATGCTACAGTTAATGCTAGTAATAATGGTGATGGTGTTATTAGACCTGAACCTACACCTTTTGACGCAGATACAGCTGTCACTGCTGATACTATAATAGGTGGTATCATAGATAACTTACCACCAGAAGTAAGTGCCAAACATATAGGTAACGGTATATATTTTTTTAGTAATAGCAATCAGTTTCAATTAGAAGTTGTAGAGGATGATCTGATGCGTTCGTTTCAGACTTCTGTAAACGATGTACAAAATCTACCTAATCAGTGTAAACATGGTTATATAGTCAAAGTTTCTAACGCTTTACGATCAGATGAAGACGACTACTATTTAAGATTTGAGGGACAAAACGGTAAAGATGGTACAGGTAGTTGGACTGAGTGTGCAGCTCCCGCTATAGCTAAAACTCTTACCAATATGCCTTTGGTTATACAGCGTACAGCATATAACACTAATACAAAAATAGCTACATTTACTGTTAAGCAATTTACATACCAAGATAGAAGAGTTGGTGATGACACAACTAACCCAATGCCTTCGTTTATACAAACCAGTGACGGACTGCCTAAATCAGGAAGTAATACTTTTACTGGTAGAATAAATAAAGTATTATTCTTTCGTAACAGATTAGTATTTCTGTCAGGTGAAAACGTTATAACATCACGACCGGGAACCCTTGGTACACCTGACTTCTTTAATGAAACAGCTCTGACTGTATCTGCCAGTGACCCTGTGGATATATCAGCTGCGTCTATGTTTCCTTCAGAACTCTTTGATGGCATAGAAGTTAACACTGGTTTGGTAGTATTTAGCACAAACCAACAATTCCTACTTGCAGCAGATGATACAGTTTTCAACCCTGATACTGCAAAGCTGCGTAGTATCTCTACGTTTAATTACAACGAAACTATACCTCCAATCTCTTTAGGTACTACGATTGCATACGTTGACAACTCTGGTAAGTTTAGTCGATTCAATGAAATGGCAAACATACAACGTGAAGGAGAACCTAACGTAGTTGAGGTGAGTAAAATAGTACCAACACTACTTCCAAAAGACATAGACTTACTGACAAACTCTAGAGAAAACTCTATAATATTGCTAGGTAAGACAGGCTCAGATGATGTCTTTGGTTACAAATACTTTCAAGTATCTGAGCAGAGACAACAGGCTGCATGGTTTAAATGGAAGTTTAATAATCCATTAATATATCACTTTATTATTAATGATGAATATTTCTTTTTAGATAGTGATTATTATTTACAAAGCATCAGGCTAGTGCAGACCGAATCAGACCCTTCAGCAAACGTAGATAATGTCGACTTCTTATTACATGTGGATAATCATACTACTGTTAGCAATGGCAACTTTGACTCAACTACGAATCTGACTACTTTTTCTGGTGTCAGTTGGTTGAATACAGTCACCACACCTAACCATGATCTGGTAGTAATTGATGAAGGTGGTACACCAGCTCCTACTAATGACGCAGGTCGTTATGCTAAATGTACGGTATCAGGTACAAGTTTTACTGTACCGGGTAACTGGCAAGGTGTCACACTTACAATAGGTTACATATACCCATACGAAGTAAAGTTTCCTGTATTCTATCCTACTAGACAGCAAGGTAATAGCTCTAGATCCGATGTAAACTCATCGCTAGTTATACACAGGATTAAGGTGCACTTTGGTAAGATAGGTCTATACAAAACTACTATCAAACGTGTAGGTAAACCAGATTATTCCGAAGTATATGAATCCACAAACCTTGATATATACAATGCTTCACGTGCACCATATCTTGAAGAGTTTATCCAGACTGTTCCTGTGTACGAGAAGAACACAAACCTTGATTTAATTTTAGAATCATCACACCCTGCCCCAGCTACGCTACGTGCATTGTCTTGGGAAGGTGATTATACACCCAAATATTATAAACGTGTCTAATTATATACACCCACTTACATTGGAGGCTGCCGTGCAGGTTGCCTCTAATCTCCGCTCAGATGACCGTAGAGAGGTCGAAGAAGGCCATGGGATACCATCAGCCCTCTTACCCTCTTTGATGTCTCACAACCCCTCCTACGTGTATTTTACAGTGCCTGACGGCAAGACTGCTGGCATGGCGGGAGTAGGAGAAGAAGGTGATATATGGATGCTTTGCACTCCTGATATACACCGATATCCAATTACATTTGCAAGAGAGGCCAAACGGTATGTCGATAGCCGTACTGAGCCACTCCTCTGGAATATAGTTGACAGTAGAAACAAGGCACATTTAAAACTGCTAAAGTTTCTTGGCTTCAAGTTTTTACGTAAGTTAAAACATGGGCCGAACAATGTAACATTTATTGAATTTTGCCGTGTGCGTAGACGCTAATGCAGGGGCAAGGGCACAAGCTAGAGCACAAGCTGCTGCTAAAGATGCCCGATATAAGTCCGAATCTCTAAAGTTTTTTAACAGAGAAACTACTTTAGAAAGAACACAACAACAGAATGTCATAGGTTTATCACGAGATCAAGCTGATTCCTATGCACAAGCGATAGCTACCATAGGAAAAGGTAGAAAAAGAGTCGAAGACGCTACTAGAGCTTACTTTGCTACAATGCCCGTAGACGAAGGCGGTCGTAGCAGAAACTTTGGTAAAAACAAATATTTCACCTTACTTGCTAAAAATGCAGAAGTTGAGAGTACAATACAAAATGTACTTGGACGTAATATGGCATACTCACAAGAAGGTGCTAAACGTAAGTTCCAAGTTGCACAAGCACAAGCACGAGAAGCTCTAGGTATCAGACCAGAGTATGGTGCACCAGTTATGTTACCTCCAACAAACAGACTTGGTGGTGCATTAAGCATTGCTAGCCAAGTGGTCGGTATTGGTAGTGGACTTAAAACTATAATGACACCATGACATCATCATTTTCTAATCTAGTCGGTACGGAAAGGGACAGGATCCCTGACCTACCGGTTAGTAACTACGCCTCTACCGAAGCTAACATGGAAGAGGCAGTCAACAGACAGATTGATACAAACATACAAGACCAAGAAAGATTTTTCAAACAACTTGGTGACATAGAAGAACTAAAATCAAACAATTTTTTTGACAATCTTAGCAGTCTTAATCAGCTTGTGGGTTCAGTAGCTAAGTTTAAGGAAGCTTCAGATAGAAACAGAGAAGCACGTGAAACACTTAAGTATACTAAACAGCTGTTTGATGATAAGCGAAATGACTTTATAGAGCTTCAAGAAAAAATTCTTGATATGAACGAAGCTGAACAAGAAGCTGCGTTAAGAGAATTTGCAAAAGGTGATGAAAAAGTTTACGACTTTTTAAAATTACGATTCTCACCAGATGTAGAGACTTTAGACTCAAATCAATTTACACAAGGATACGACGACTTTGCAGTAAGTGGTCTTAACGATAGAATACAAGCTAAGAATGTTCTCAACTTACCAACAAGACTAGATGCTAGTGAGGCTATAGACGATACCATTGAGAATATTGTTACAAAATACTTAATGGATGCTGACGCTAAAGGTTTAAATGTAAACAGTAGACAACTTCGTAGACATTTTCTTAAACGTTTATACCCATCACTTATAAAAGAAAAACAAAGAATTTTAGGTAGATGGCAGACTAAAAGCGATCAGAACTATTTAAATAATAATACTTTAGAAATAGATAACTATATTGTAAGTGTAGTTAATTCTAAAAGTGCAGACGGTAACTATGATGGAATCTATGATGACCCAGAAATAGGACTTATACAGTATGTTAGAAATAAAAAACCCGGACTTGAATCAGACAAACAAGCTTTAGATTACATAATACAAAGAATTGGGTCACAATCTTTAAGAGGAAGATTAGAGTCTGGTGGCATAGCTCATTTTACAAATAGTGCTAAGTTTAAAAACAAAGCAACAGGTAAAGTGTATGAGGGCTATGCTAATGCTGGTATAGGTACACCCGGCGAGATATCTGGTAATATGGGTTTTCTCACACGTATACAAAGTGAGATGGCTCTTGCCGATAGTAAGGTATATAAAACTCTT